AACAGGAACTGAATTTAGTGCAAATAGTTCAGGCACAGGAAGTATGTATACATTCAATGCACCAGCAGAAAAATTAGTATTGATTTCATCAAGTACAACTGTATGGCAAGTAGTTGACAATACAGGGAGTATTACATTAAGCTAGAAATAGCTTTTTTTTTCATTTTTTGTCCAAGGAGGAAACGAAAATGCTAAAGGTAAAACTATTAAGGAATTTAAGAATTTATGATGATTATGCTACCGATTTTATGATTTCTACAGGAGAAGTTAAAGTAATAAGAGATAGAGATCTTCAAGCTTATTCCATAAAAGGCGCCCTTTTTGAAGGAGCTTTACAAGTTATCGAAGGAGAATTTATTGCAGGTATTAAAAAAGCGCATGTTTTATTTTCTGAGAAATCTCCAACAATTTGCTATGGTATAGATAAAGTACAAGGCGAAACTAAATATTTCTCAAGAAATTTAATAACTCAGGATTTTACATTTTATACAGATCCTCATGATATCCCAGCAGAATTTTTAAATAAATTAGAAGGTAAAACAGAAATCATAAAAATAACTGACGATAGAGAAATCTTTAAAACTGAAGAAAAGATTAATGAAATCCCTGTTGATATAATAGATGATAAAAAGCTAATGAATGAACATGATATAAAAGGCCTTTATGCATCTGAACAAATATATCTTATTAAGAAAATCACTGACGAAAAAGCTCCAAGGTATGAGACTAAAAGAGTAGAGATGTTACTTGATTTACAGAAAGAAGGCAATGATTTAAGAGGTTTACTTTCAGAAATGGAAGAATAGTCGTACTCCTTCGACTATAAAACCTGAGGAGGAAGAATGGCATACGATAGACAATCTAATAATAGGGCACTTAATAGTATCTCAGCTAATTTAAGTAATGGTTATTTCGGTAACATAACTAAAAAGACCATAACTTTTACTGGTAGTGGCACAGGTACTGGATCTGGTGGACAAACAACTATAGTAGCAAATGTTACTGGTCCTATATTAGCAAGCATTGTAGCTATTGGAAAAACAGATTTAACAGATAATGGTTCTATTACTTTAGGTACTACTGGTAGTTCTGCAGGTATAATAGGAGCAACTGTTGGAAGTGGTATAACTGCTGGAGAAATATGGCATGATACTGCACCAGACTCAAAATTTGAAGAAACTTCAGTTACTAAGAAATATCTTCTTAATGACGATATTACAATAACAGTGTCTACAACAGGAGAAGGTATAGCTACAGGAGCTATAGATTTTTATATATTATGGGCACCGATATCTAGAACAGGTGATGTAAACTGATAAAGACTGATGGCAATGGAAGTTTTATAGTGAATAAGATACTTTTAATAGTTACGATTATTACCCTAGTACTTTCCAGTGTTTTTGGTTATGGTATATTACATCAAAAGGTTACTGCTTTAGAAGATGGTTTTAGTAGAGCTAGAATAGATGATCATAATGAATTTGGAATTTATCAAATTAAAGTAAATGAATGTGAAAAACAAAATGCATTATTACTTCAATCTTTAAAAAGTATACAAAATGATGTTAATGAAATAAAAAATGATGTGAAAGAGATAAAAGGAAAGATATAAATGGGAACTTTAAAAGGATTAAATTATGATATAGGACAAGAACAGTTTGCAATAACTGGAACAGGTTTAGTTGCTGCAGGTACTGGAATAGATGTAACTAATACTCAAGGTTTTGGAACTGGAGACTATATGGTTATAAATCCTTATACAGAAACATCAGAAATAGTGAAAATCTCAAATGTTAGCTCTAATATATTGTTTCACGTTGATGATACACCTTTAAAATTTGCTCATGCTAAAAATATAAAAATTTATAGATTGCCTTATAATTATATGCGATTTTATGAAGCAACCTCAGGAACTGGAGCTTATTCTTTAATTACCGGTAGCGGCAAAGTTATGGAATATGATACAGAATATACTAATTTCCCTTACTCTTCAAGTAGCAGTTCTAATTATTATAAGAGAACATTTTTTAATCAAACAACAGCTGATGTATCATCATTAGCTGAAGCTGATTATTTTCAAGTTGATGCATATAAATATCCAAGTGCACAGATGCTAAGAATATTTATGCAATTCGATCAAAATGATTATCCTACAGAACCTGATATGGATCAGTTTATGTTTTTAGCAAATATACAAATAAAATTAGATTTAGATACAGGCAATTCAGATGCACAAATGCTAGCTACACTTATGAAAGCTAGAGAAATGGTTTTAAGAGCTCTTGCAAATAGAGCTGTATCAAAAGGATATATTCAAGTAAATGCCGAAGGACGGACTATAACAAAAGCTCATAGAGAGCTACTAGAAGATGCAAAATTAGCCAAGGAGGACTATTTAAGTTTTGTAACAAATTATTTCAGAAGTGAAGTTTCTTCAACAAAATTCTGGGGAGATACTTCTATTATTGATTCTGAAACTAAACAAGAACTCCTTGATATATGGTCTTCTGTCCAAAATCTCATGAATTATTCTAATGATTATAGATTTAGTTATGGGTTTAGACAAAGGAGAAGATAATGGTTTCAAATCAATACGACGTTGGTGCACAGCAAGACTTTGATAATATGACTAAAGAATTAGCTGGAGATACAACTATTTCTATATTCTCTAGAAACTCTACAGAAACTTATGAAGGATTTGAATCAGATGATGGTTATCCTACTGCTGCTAGTGCTACAGAAACAGCATTTATGCAGGAATTAGACTCAACTCATGAAATGGTAGCATCAGGCCAGATGAATATCGGAGATGTCAGAATAGTATTTTTAAATGATTCAATTATTGCTGAAGAAGATAAAATCACATGTAATAGTAATAATTATAAAGTCTTGGGCCTTACTAAGGTCAGAAATATGAGTAACAATATAGTGCTTTATATTAAAGGGTTTGGTAAGAAAGTTCCAGGAAGATGAAAAGAGGAAGAATTGCTTATTATGAAAGAGAAGTAATATTAAACGAAATTGGACAAGAAGCAGAGAATCGATACATATATAATTTAAGACAATCTGGATATAAAACAGAACAATTCGATACAGCGTTCCATTGGGAACCAGATGTTGATTTATTCGACAATTCGTATTTCCTTGACACAGGCGATCAACATTTAAATAAAGTCCTTCAGTATCTTGAATACGGCACAGGTCTTTATGGACCAAAAGGAAGAATAATAAAACCAGTCGCTAAAAAGATGATGAAGTTTAATATAGATGGGCAAACAATTTTCACAAGAAGAGTAAAAGGAATTAAACCAATGTTTGCATTTACTAAGGCTATTGAAAGTGTTAGAAATGAAAGAGTAGGATTACAAAGGCAGATAAGACATTATCTGAATATAGAATGACGGAAGAATATATTTACGAAAGGGAAAGAAACCTATTAGATTATTTTAGGAATAATATTACAGATCCTACAAGTAGAGGAACTACTACAACTTATGTTACTACTGGGACTGGTGGACAAAGAGTATTTACTTTTCCTAATACTTATGTTAAGAATGTTGCTGATACAATAACTGTTTCAGCAAGTACAAAAAGAAAAGGAGCAAATTATACTGTAGCTTATGGGACTGGTTCAGCTAGCTCGACTATTAGTTTTACAGCTAATACTGGGACCGGTGTATCTATAGCTTATCATTATGGTACTTCTATGATTGAAAGAGAATTTTCTAGAAGTGATGCTAAATTACCAAGAATAGTTATTATGTTTTTAACTGGTAGTGAAGAATTAGCAGGCTTAGGAGATAGCATGGAAAGCACAAGAGGTTCTTATTTTAATGCTTCTTATAGAATCGAGATAAGATCTAAATATGCAGATCAAGCAAGAGAATTATCAAGTCAGGCTTTTAATCTTGCTAGAAAGATGAGAAGAGCAGGTCTTTATAGGACATTATTAACTACTGCAACAGATATGCAGAATTTTGATTTTGATCCAGATAAAGATTGTTATATCTGGCAATTTACTCTCAACGTTCAATGGGAGATAACATATCAATAGGAGGAAAAATAAAAATGGTTACTAAAAAAGATACAGAATTTATAATAAAATCATATACTAATGGTGGATCTAGTAGACAAATTGCTAAAATATTAAATAGATGTCCTTCTGGAATAAGATTGATTTTAAGAAAAAACGATATTGAAATAAGAACAAGATCTGAAGCTAATAAAATCTCACCTTTAATAAAAAGAGGTAAAGAACATTTTAATTGGTCAGGAGGCCGAACTTTTCATAAAGGTCAAGTGTATATTAGAATAAATTACAAGAGAGTAAAAGAATCACATTATAATTGGTGTATAGCTAATGGTCTTTTATGTGTACCAAAAGGGATGATTATACATCATAGAGATTGTGACCCTTATAATAATAAGCCAGAAAATTTATTAATGTTAGATCAAGGAACTCATGTTAATGCTCATAGATATTTAGATGATTTAAAATTTGAGAATGCTTTAAAAAAGTGTTCTATAGGAGGGGATTAGAATCGTAACTTATAGAGGCTATAAAACAGAGGTAATGTATGTTACTGAAACAGCTTATGCTGCAGGTGGTAGTATGGGTAGTGCAGTTCCAATAGAAGGCAAAATCCAAACGGTTACAATTAATCAGAATAATAGTTTAATTAGAACTGCAGCGCTTGGTGAAGGAAGAAATGAAGTATTCGTTGGCTGGGGTAATTATGATTGCTCTTTTTCAATAGATTATGAAATAGCAGGTTTTGATTTCCTTCAATATGCTTTTGGAGCTAAAGCTGGATCCGGTTCTACTTCAACACCTTATTATTTAGAAGAAGCTACATTTAGAGCTTATACAGGTTCTGGACTTAGATCTTTTAGAATGCAAGTTAATGCTAAAGATTATACTGGTGGAACAGATAGTGTAGATACTATAATAGGATGTATATTAAATAGTATCTCTATAAATTGTTCACTTGGCCAAAATGTAAAATGTTCTGTAGAAGGCTTAGCTCAAAAAGCTACAGCATCAACAACTGGTTCTGGCTCTTATACTGCAAGTACAACTAAACCTTGGATTTATGCATTAGGAGATTTTAATTGGAATGGTAGTGATGTAGGCAGAATTCAAAGTATAACTGTCAGTGTTAATAACAATTTCGATCCTAATTTAGGTAGAGAAATAGGCAGTAGATTTGTACAAGAAATGGAACCAGGTTTAAGAAAGTATGATTGGACTGCTGTTGTTAAAATGACATCTGCTGTACATAATGCATTGGTGTTAGATTTTCAAGGCGGTGCTGAATTAAGTACTGGCGGGACAGGAGAACCTTCTTTTAAAGAAATTGTTTTAGCTTTGTCAGAAGGCAGTAGCACAGGTCATAGAAATGCACAGATTAAATTATCAGACTGTGCGATTAATGATATGAGTAAGCCTATTAATATAAGCGAGAATATTATAGAAGTTACTATGAATGGCACTGCTAAGAAAGGTACAGAGGATACTACTAATAAGCCTATAAAATGGTGGACGGCGACATAAGAACTTGAGTATTACGGCAGTAATATTTAAGAAAATTATTAATATTAATTGGCCATCATTTTTGGCCGTAAAACCAAGGAGGTTTTAATAAATGGAAACTAAGGAAGTTAGAACAAGTGTAGGAAAATTTATTCTAAAGAAGCCTAAGGCAGGTGTTAGAAATAGAGCAATGATGGCAGCAGAATCAGATATAGGACAAATTAAAACGACAAAATTTATGTTTTTGCTTTTACCTAAGTGTGTACATCAAAGACCTGAAGATATGGATTCTGATGTACCGATTGAAGCAGTTCTAGATGATTTGGAATCAGAAGATTATGATTTATTAATTGAAGGTCTTGATGAACTTTCAACTGAAAATCTCGCTGAAAAGGAACAAAAAAAAACGAAATCATTAGATTCACCGAAAACGGAACCATCCCAAGAAGTATCAAATTCATAATTTTATTTAAAGAGAATGTTTTAATAAGAGCAGGTTTTAATAAAATCGATTTTGATCAAATGACAAATGAAGAATTTGATTTTCATTTTAATTTAATAATGGGCATGAAAAACAAGGAGCAAGATATACTAAAAGGGTTGATATAAATGGCAGGATTTATGGGAGCAGCAGGAGCAATGGCAATGAGAGGCGGTGCAAAAATGATGGGTTCTTCTGCAGCTAAATCTCAAGCAGGTAGTATTTTGGCTTCCAAAGATATGGATTCATTGAAAAAGATAGTTTCAGAAATTAAGGTTTCTAATAGCCAACTAAAGAATATCGAAAAACATACTAAAAAGTCTGCAGGATTTATGGCTCTTTATTCTCCGGCATTAAAACAACAATTCACTATTTTAGGAAAAAGCTTCGGTTTACTTTTGAGACCTATCGGCGATATTTTAGCTAGAGTTATTGCTCCAATGGCTAGAATCGTTATTAAATTTGCCCTTAAAATGTATAAAGTTTGGACAAATCTTGATTTATTTAAAGGTTCAGCTGATAAAGACGACAAATTAAAACAATTAATAGTAGAAAGAAGAAATGCTGATCAAAGAGGAGAAACTGATGTTGTTAAACAATTAGATGAGCAAATTAATCGACTAACAAGAAATGAATTACAGAAACGTATAGAAGACCAAGAAAAATTTGGTATTAGGTTATCTGAAATACAATTAGTAGCTATTGAAGAAAATCTTAGAAATGAAAGTGTTTATTGGAACGAAGCTATGGATATAAGAAAGGATTATCATGGCACTAGTTTACTTGATGAAAAACAAGCTAAAATAGATTTATTAAATACAGGACAATCTATAATAGATGGTAAAAAATCTCAAGAAACTACTTATCAAAATGATACTAAAAAATCTACTGAAGATTTTTATACTGGTGAAGGAGGCTTAGCTACAATTCATTCAACTGGTATGACCAAAGTAAAAGAAATGATAAAAAGCACATATAAAGATATTCAAACTTCATTATGGGTAATAATGAATCAAAATGCTACTTCTTATGGGCCAAGGGCCGCAATTTCAGAAACTAAAAAATTTGAAAATATGCATCCTCAATATAATATAGCTAGTACTTTTAATGTAAAAGCTACAATAAATGATGAAAGTGACGTAGCTATTTTGGCACAAAAATTAGCAGAACATCAACAAACATCATTAAGAAGACAGGGGTCATGGCAATGAGTGATATAAATTATTTAGGAACTACTCCACTTGGTAAAATAGCTAATTTTAAGTCAAGCAAAACATCTGGTATTACAGCTATATCTTTTCCTGCTGAAGATGGAGATAAAGCAGAAGGTATAGATACTTTAGGTATGGTTTCATATTTTACTATAGCTGGTTATTTCGTGGGACAATTTTCTGATATACAAACTTATATTGATAATATAAGAAATATAGCTGATGGTTATCAAACTGTAGTCTCTTATATTAAATCACCTTATGTAAATACTTATGTTGATGATGCACAAAGAAGAGGGAATATAAACGTAACTTCTGGTCTTACTACAAATTATCTTGTGGATGGCGATGCTAATTTTATAAGCTGGAATATTAAAGCCGGAGATATTGTAAAAAATCTGAATACTGGTACAACAGCCAATGTTGTAGCTCCTTATATAGAAACTAGTATACAATTAGATGCAGATATTTTTAGTGCAATAAATGAACCTTATGCTATTACAGCTACTATGGCTTGTAAAGTGCTTTCTTTTGATACAGAATGGCAATTACCAGGCTTAAATTATTGTAGATATACTTTAGCTATAATGCAAAATAGAGATACTTAAATGATCGATGAAGTTAAAATCAGTGACATTATTGTAAATTCTTACCGAAAGGAATGGTCATGGGATGGAGATTTCGATGAAATAATAGATGAAGCTAAAATAGATTTAATTAATACTGTCGAAAATGTTGTGCCTTTAACTGCTGGTTTAAGTGTTACTATTAAAAGAGGTTTTACAGGGACTGGTGAAGATTTTGTTTTCGAAGGCCAAATTACAAAAGTTACTAGAGATGCTGGAATAGGCATGATTTCTTTGATTTGTAAATCACAATTAATAGATGCAATAAAATCTAGAAAAACATATTCTTGGGATGAAGATATTGATACTGAAGCTGGTATAGGTAGTGAAATATTTAAATCTATATGTGATAATTCTAGCTTACTTTATGATTCTAGTTCTATAGTTTCTACAGGCTCTGGTTCTGGAGCTACTATTAAAAAATTCATTCAAAATGACGAAGATGATTTTTCTAAGATGAATGAACTTGCAGAATATTATGATTACACAGTTAGATATGTACCACAATTTACTGGCAGCGGCAATATGCATTTTAAACCATTAGGCAATACTGTTTATCCTTATACATTATTAGTAGGTAGCGGTATACAAAAGCAAATAAAATGGAAAGAAAATATGGAAGATCTCATTAACAAAGTAAAAATACAAGGAGCTACTGTATATGATAAAGTTGTTGAAACAGGCACAGGCCCTACTTTAACTTTAACAAAAATGCCAGAAGATACTGAAGTTAGACAAACAGATGCATCTGGTACTTTATTGACTAGAGGTCAAAAAGATTTAGGAACTTTAGGAACTGATTTTGATTACTATATTGATGCTGATGAAATGACTATAAATTTTCAAACTGGCTCTGGCGGTACATTTTGGGTAAGATACGGAGCTCAAGTTCCAATGCCTATTATTTTAAGCGAGCCGGCTTCTATAGCAAGTTATGGCGGACCGAATTTAATACCTCATTATAAGAAATTTTTTTATAGCGATATAAAAGATATAGCAGACGCTGAGAAAAGAGGTAGAGCAAAATTAGCAAAATATTCGACTCCATTTGTAGAAGCTACTAATATACAAGTTGATGATAGTATTATTAAAAAACAATTTATACAAGCAGGAGATTTAGTAACTATAGATGATCCATTTTCTAATAAAAATGTGAATGTAATAGTCAAAAATGTAAAAAAGAAATTTCCTCATATTGGAGATTTGCTTACTGTTGGAGATAAACTTTGGAAAGTATCAAATTGGGAAGCAAATGTAGAAAAGAAAATAGCAGCATTAAATGCAGAATTAAACAAAAATACTGATATTCTTACTACTGTTACTGATTTAACTAAAGACCTTTCTTTTAAAAATAGATATTGCAAATTCCAAAGTAGAGATTTAACAAATGCAGGTACAGGCATATTTATTGTTGGACATCCTACTTTTGGTAGACTTGGAATTCAAACAATAGGAGATAGTACAGGTATTTCTTATGTAGATAAAGATATAGTTCAAAATGAGAATATTTATAAAGAATATCTTTATGATGATGATTTTTTAGATACTGGCACAGGAACAGGTTACACATTAGATACAACTAATAAAAGAATCATTTTAAATCCTGCAGGTGAATTAGCTTCAGCTCATTTCCCATTTAATAGTGATGCAAATGGGATTGGTACTTATGGTATAAATTTTGACGCTACTGTAGGTATGTCTTATGTAGCAGGCAAAATTGGCAATGCTGCAAGTTTTGATGGCAGTACTTCTTTAATTCGGTATGCAGATGATTCTAGGTTTGATTTAACTGATAATAATTGGAGTGTTGCTTTTTGGGCTAAACCGGCTGATTATACTCAAGCAGATCTTTTAAATAAATGGAGTTTAAGTAGTGATGCTGGTTGGGATATTTATTATGAAAATTCCGGAGTTATTACTATGTTTATGGTATATGATCAAAATGATACAGTTGTAAGGTCAACTGGTACTGGAACTTTAAATACTTGGGAACATATAGCTTTTGTAAGAGACTATGGTACAATTCGTGTTTATAGAAATGGTGAATTAGATAGTACTCATGCAAGTGGCCCGGTCAAGGCTTGTACTGAAGATGTTTATTTTGGTAATTTGCCAATAGCTAATTATTTTTATGAAGGTCTTTTAGATGATGTTAGAATAATGAATACCTCACTTAGTTCAGATCAAATAGCTACTTTATATAATACCGGAAGTGGAACTGAAGCTTTTATACCGGACCCAGCTCAACCGACTTCAATTTCAATGGGCCCAATTGCTTTAGGAAAAATTTATAAATGGTTCACTTTTAATTATGGGACATTAACTGGTACTGGGACTGATGCTAATCTTAGTCATAATATAAGTTATAAAATGAGCGCAAATAATAAAACTTCTTATACGACTTTAACTAAAAATATAAGGACTTCAATTACTGGTACTGGTAGCACCGGTTCTGGAATTTATTTACATATATATAATCATGGAGCTGGAACCGGTTATATAGCAAATACTTATGATTCACAATTAGATTATACAGCGCCTGGTCTATATTTAAAAATGGAGGAAGCTTAAAATGACTAATTCTGTAATAAAAACAAACGATGGAAGAAAAAGTGCACTTTATAGAATTTTTACAACTAATGCTAATTTAAGCTCTACTCAATATCTTGCTCCAACTCAATTTGGTGTAGGAAGTGGACAAGCAGACTTAGATATCACGCAAACTGATTTAACTAAAAGATGTCCAATTACTGGTACTGCGACAGGTAAAGCTTTTAGCACAGGATATCCAACTTTCGATTATACAAATATGGAAGTCACTATAAGATGCTATGTAAACACTTTAGAATCGAATGGTAATTTACTAAACGGAGTTGGATTATTTAATGCAGATTCTGCCGTATTAATGACTGATGCTGCTAAATTTACAGGACAAAGTAAATCTAATACTGACGAATTTGTTTATGTTTTTAAAAATAGGATAATGTAAAAATGACATTAAGAAATACTACAGCAAGCGGAACAGAATTTAACATTGAAATTAATAGGTGATAATAAATGACTGAAATAAATAAAATTCAAAATGTATCTGATGGTGATCAATTAAATGAAGGCTATTTCAATGGACATATAAACATGCACAGTAGTAATATTATACTTCTTATCTTAAACCAAGATGAAATCGGGACTCCTGTGTATAGTTACAATTATGAATACCACACATTGTTCTCAGCTACAACTGATGTAGCTTCAAATACAATGATAAGGACTGCAGGAACTTTTTATGTACCTTCTCTTGGGATTGGAGATTCGTTTGATGATGCAGTTGTGGGAGATTATACAGATAGTGGAACAGTAACTACTACTGAAACTGGTGGAAGTATGTTTATAACTTCAGGAGCGGGTACAAATTCTAATGGATATACAATTATGGATAATGATATGTTTACTACTGTTAATTATATTGAAGCAAAAGTAAGATTAGCAGTAGATTATAATACTAGAACTGCATCATTATATATTTCAGATGGAACAAATGAAGTTCTTGTAAAAACTGTTAATACTGTTGTTGGTGCAGATACGACAGCTTACAGATTTCATAAAGTTGATAGTAATTCAATAGAATGGTGGGATGATGGTGCAGCACAATCAGATTTAGATACAAGTGGTCTTGTAGCTTCAACAGATAGATATCTTAAATTTTATGTTGCTACTTCATCGGGTGGTAGAGCAGATGAAAATGTATATTATATATTTGAATGTAATAGTAGTTGGAATTACCTTTATTATTCAAGTAATGTTATAACAAACTCTCTTGAAACAATAACTACAAGTGAAGATCATTCAATAATAGTTGTTGGTTATGATAATACTATACCAACTATTGAATGTTCGTTTAATGCAGGAAGTAATTATACAACACTTACAAATTCTGAATGGAAAATTATTGGGAACACAGGTACATCTGTTGTGCTTAGACTAAGTTATTCTAATGGGACATTCACTTATACAGATATAGATACAACAACATTACCAAAACTTAAAGCTGTAGGTGGCTTGTACAAATGATTATTATGATGTAAGACAATCAAAATAAGGTGATAAAATGTCAAAAACACAATTTGAATATAGTGAAGCTCTTATGAGAAAATTCGGCAAAACTGTTCATAGTTGTTTAGATAGTAATTGGGTTAATAGAATATATTATTGGATTGTAGACAGACTAACTGGCAATAATTTAATCAATTTAACTTATTGGCTAGCTCCACAAACTGGAAGTCCACTTGGTGCATTAGAAGAATATGTCATCTATAGAAAATGGAAAACTATGGATCAAGATAAAGCAGCTATAGAGATTCTTAAATATGTACATGCTAATTGCAAATATATAGGAGATATTGAAAAAGACAAAGTAGCAGACAGATGGCAAACAGCAGATGAAACATATGTAGAAAGAAGTGGAGACTGCGAAGATGGAGCTGTTTTGATATTAGTATTATGTAGACTTGCAGGTATACCTCATACTAGAATTAGATTAACTGCATCGCATGTTGCAAATCCTTATAATGGTATGATGGCAGGCCATGCTTATGTAAAATACAAACCAGAGTTTAAAGCTACTGGAGATGATGATACTTGGGTAGTACTTGATTGGTGTTGGTTCTATGATCACAGAGCTATAGGTTGGCGTCCTGCATTTAAAAATTTAAATACGTATAGAGAAGCATGGTTTGAAGTAAATGATTGGAGATATTACGGAAAGTATAATTTAGAGGCCGAATTTGGAACTAGAACCGTATGACAATTTGAAAAATATAGACGACATTGATTTAATGCTAGAAAATAAACATTGTCCTGTATGTTGTGAAGATAAAACTTTCATTTATCATACAACAATGTTATATAAAAATCATAAAGCATATGATTTATATACGTGTGAAACATGTCATGACTCTTTAGCTTTTAATTTAAGCGATGAATGGAGGGATTTTGCAAAAATGAAAACTCGAAAAACTCATCAGTTTTATTTAGATGAATTATGTAAAACTGACGCTCTTAAATCAATATCTGAAAAGCCAGAGGATATCTCTTTAATTCTAAGAGAGCCTATTTATTATAAAGACCATTGCACTACTTTAAATAAATGTCCAGATTTATTAATCAAATATGCAAATGGGTATTGGGAATCTTTAGAGCTTAAAGGCACTTATGCTAAAAAAGCAAATGCAATTAAACAAATAGAATCTGGTATAGAACTCATAACAAATGAACTTTTTGTGCCAAAGGAAATGGTAAATGGAAAACTTGTAGTGTATAGTACTTCAAATGGTTATTCTTATATAAATACACATATAAATGGTATGAGATTGAAAGGAGGTGAAAACACATGATGATAGATCCTACAGTTTATGTAACTGGAGCAGCCGCAGGGCTTTTGAGAAATGTTGCAGGTTGGCTAGAGAACGCAATGAAAGATGGTAAAATCACACCATACGAATGGGGAGAACTAGGCGCAACAATATTCAGAACTCTGATTTTAACTACAGGTTTGCATTTTGGACTTGGACTAGATCCATTAGCAGCAGGTGGTAGTGCAGTTATAGCAGATTTTATTATAAAAGCTATAAAGAAATAATTTCTTGATGGATATATTTATATATATCCATTATTTTATAATATATATACTTAATTAATAATTGGAGTCAAAGCAACAGAGGTGATTTAGTATTAATTCAGAAATCATAGAAGAAATTATTGGGCATTTTGGTAGGACAGGTTCCAATAAAAGGCCAAGAATAAGAAAATTTCATGCGGAAGTTTTATATACAAAATTTATAAGAAGAGATAAAATTATTAGAGCAAAAGAATTAGGTGATAGACCTAAAACTTATTATGATAGGATGATTAAGTATTCTAAAGGGTTTTTAGAATATATAAATGAAGAAGCTCTAGAAATTAAGATGACTGATATCTTCTTCGAGCAGATGTCAGTATGGTGTAAAACTTTTTCTGGTGTTGAAGAATTAGCAAAAGAAGATGAAGAATTATCTAAACAAGGTATAGTATTAGAAGAGGATCGTATTAAATTCGATGGTAATTTAAACTATTCTAAATTTTATAAAATGGTTTCAGATGAAGGAGAAGGCATGAATGATCCTAATTATTGGCAATTCTCAATAGATAATTTACCGATGTATACCCATATTGATTTCTCTGATAAAACAAACCCACTTTTTAATTCTAAACTTGTATTACTTAAATATTATGTTTTAAGAAAAGTAGATGAAGTAGCTTTTGTAACATCGAGATATGTTCACTGCCCTTCTTGTAATTCTTCTTATGCTGTACCTGCTTCTAAAATAGAATTTATGGCAACATTTAAATGTGATAAGATGTTGGAGTCTAATAAACCATGTAATACTACTTTAAAGAAATTTCCTGCAAGAAAAATGATACCGACTTATATTTATGAGATGGCAGTCGAAATTAAATCAAGTCAAGGTACAGAATATAAAGAGTTCTTTTTAGAAAGCTTTCAAGAATTACAACCTGGTTTTCATACAGGCTTAGTATTCGGCAGAACAGAGTCTAAATCAAATTCCTTTTATTTTACAGGCTTAAAAGCTAAAAGAGAGAAATCAAATCATATCTTCACATTAGTTAAAAAAGACGGCCATATAATACATTCAATAATAGATTCAGTTTTTGAATATATGAAAAAAGTCGGTTTTATTTTAGATAATCAAAAAGCAAGATCTATATTTTATATAGAAACTATGAAAAAAATAATGGTTAGTCTTAATAAAGAGATAAATCTAGATCATTCATTATACTTCGGAGCTCCCGGTATTGGAAAGAGTGTTGCTTTGACTCTGTTGCACTATATGTTCTATTCCAATGCCGGGCTTATCTCCGGCCCAAGATTTTCTTTGGCTGGACTTACTGGTGGACAAAAAGAGGTTTTTTACCAAGATGTATCTAAGAAAAAAAATGTGCCTGGGCTATTTTCAAATCAAGCATTTGTTTTTGATGAAATAAATAATGATCAATTTTTATCTGATGATAAATCTGTGAATTTATTAAAATCTGTTGCATTAGCACCTTCTGGTACAAGTTCAACTGTAGGAGGAAAAGAATTTATGAGAATCTCCTTAATTGCAGGAAGTGCTAATTATGATATGAATCATTTAAGACATTACGAAAATAGAATTAAGAAAGTATTTAACGAGCAAAAAAGTAAAGAAAAAGATTTTGAGATTCAAAGCTCTATATTAGCTCAAAGTAATTTAGAAATGATTCCAGATGATTTTGATTTTTATGCTCCATTAAGAAAATATAGATTGGATATTCCTAAAGCTCTTAAAACAGCAGTAATGAAAGTTAGAGATGATGGTAAAAATTATTTAACCGCATTCCCTAAAGCATTAATGGAAAGGTTTTATTGGACTGTTTTAGTACATCCTAAATACGACAGAAATTATTTAAAAGAAAAACGTATTAAAGTGCTTGAGCATCTAAAATCTAGAAAGTCAATATATACTCAACGAGAATTATTTGCTCAACTTTTTTCTTCTCATTTCGAAGAATGCATAAAAGATTTAACAGATGCAACGATTAAGAAATTTGATAATAAAGCTATTGAGAAGTCATGGAGTGATGATGCAGAGGAGTTTTTAACTAAGATGTCTACTAAGTATGCAAAATTCTTTTCTATGTTTCAAAGAGTTAATCAAGTCTCAGTATTTTGTTTATTTAGCTTATCTCTTATAAATAAGGAGACAATATTATCTGGTGAAACAAAAAGAGTATTTGAAAGACTGATTAGCTTATTACATACTCCTGTTGAGATAAAAGATTTTCATGATCCAGATTTTGATAATTATGAATATTTAGGAGAAAGTAAACCAGAGTTAGTGCAACTTATAAAAGATCATCCTGAAGAAGACCTTAAGTATTTAATTGATTATGATGATAGAAAGCTTATACGAGTTAATTTGGCTACTTTAGAAAATCAGAAGAAGATAATTAAAATAGCAGACTATACGTATAAAATAAATATAATACCTGAATTTGGTGATGAAAATGTGGAAGCTAATAAATAGAATTTTTGGAAGAGTAGATTGGGAAAGAGAATATAGTATATTATATAACGAACATGAAAAGCTATTAATTTTATCTAGTAAACTTTTGGAGCTAACAGATGGAAATAAAAAAGATAATGGATCGTTACAAGAAACACAGCCCTAAGGAATTCTTTGAATGGCTATCTAAAGGTAGAACTGTAGAAATCCGTTTTCTTAATGATTACCAAGGTAATAAGTTTAGTAAATGGGGTTTAATAGAAGAGCTTGCTGAAAAATTCAAATTGGAGTATAGGTATAATAGTTTATATTTACATACGTACGAAGAAATGAAAAACATCCTATTATATAAATACTGTGGTTATCCTCTTACTAGATTATTTAATATTTTTATCGGAGTAAACCCACGTAGGCAAATAATGCTAAAGAGCAAAAACGGGTTATTATATAAGTCATATCAAGGATCTATCGCTGGCACATCACACATTCAAAATATTCTATGCGATATAGAACATAAAGAAAGAAGCGGTAATGCTACAGAAGCTGAGCTAGAAGAATGTATACAAGCAGCTAAACATTTAGTTTCGGCATTAGAGCTAGAAGACTATTGGATTAACATCTCAGGCAATGGTGCACATTTATGGTTTGATTTAGATGAGCCGATTGAACTGCCTATGCCTAATTATAAAGAGTTCGAAGATAAAATGAAATATTTAATGAAAGAAGAACCCATAGTTATCTATATAAAAACATATAATAAGTTCATAGAGAAGCTAGATGGTATTCTGCAAAAATATAATCCTAAGTTAAAAGTAGATGATGGAGCTAAAGATATAGCAAGAATTGCAAGAGCTCCAGGATCATGGAATGTTAAGTTTGGAAAGACTCAAAGATGTGTAGGTACGGCTGTCAAAAATATAAGTAATATTAAATATAATTACAAACATTTTATGGCCGCAAAGCCAATCATTAATAAAAAGGTGTTAAAGCACTTAAAAATAAGTGAAATAAGTAAAAATCACCGGTATAATCACTTAAATATAAGTGATTCTCCGTTATACCAGTTATTAATATCTCAGCAATTACCAAGCACATTGTCTAGAAACCATTATTTAGAACAAAGCTTTGCTAGATTATTAAGAGATAACAATATCTCAATAGATCAAGTAGGTGATTTAATATCTAATATAGATTCAGTTCAAAATAAAACTGTACAAGTTGACCCAGATTATTTAGATGACGATAAACCCTTTAATCCGGAGATGGTTAATACATATTGCTTTGCTTGTAAAATACCTTTTATTTATCCTGTA